GGGACTCCATCTATAATACAAATTAAATATAAAGGCATTTGTAGTTTGCGAAATAAGCTACCTTTATTATTTAAAGTTAATTTCTCAAAACACAATATCATAATAATCAATTTATTTAAAAAGAAATTACCAAAAGTTTTATTTGATTATGAAGGAAAAATTGAAATTATAGATTGTGAAATTTTAGCTTATGATTTAAATAGATTTAAGGCTCAATTATATAATAATCAATTACAAGAAGTTGTAGAAGGACAAAAAACAAATCTTGAAGATGATACAATGATTATACATGATGAAGCCCCTGATGAAATACCTAGACCATTTGCAAGGTCTTTTATTAATTATAATTTTATTGATCTTGTACAAAATGCAAAACTAAAATTAGATGGAGTTTCAGATGAAAAAAGGACAAGAATTATAGAAAAGGCAGTAAAAATGGTTACAGCAAGACCAACTGCAAGAGTAACAACACCAGTTAAGAGAACAATTAAAAAAACACCTACACCAAAAGCAGGTAAATACTAATGGCATATCAAAATGTAGGCACACCAAGATTTTATATAGACCAATTTGAATATCTTCGTTCAATAGGATTTTATTTTGATAAAGTATATACTGATACTGGACTTCCTATTTTACCTGATTATCCAGACAATATAGGGACAGCCCATGCACATCATTATAAAGAATTTGATAATTTGTTTGGATTAGACTGTAATATACAAAAATTAATAGAGCCTCATGCTACTAATCAGGCTTGGTTTTGGTGGGATTTACCTACAGGGTATAATAGCACTTGGTTTGATCCAGATAATTCTAAAATTGGAAGATATGTTGCTTATCTTAATCATAATTTTAAAAGCATGGAAGAAGAAACAACATTTACTCATTATCACATTACAGAATGGATTGACTGGGATGAGGTATCTTCTACTTATTTAAACGAGGGAATTACTGAATTAGGGGTAATAAATTTTGAGGGCAACAATAATGGGTTTTCTTTAGGGGATGGTTTTTCAATATATGAATTTAATAAATCTAGTGGTGCATATAATCCAACTAATGAGCTATCTTCAATAATAAGAATTGGTTTTCATACTAGTCCAAATAATGTTATAAATGATTTTAGCTTAGGCTCTTTATCATTTGGAACATATTACGATATGCCTGTAAGTCCTGATTTAGATTTATCAATGACAATAGATTTTGATGGATATGATAATACTGAAACATTAAATGGTTCTACTTTAACAAATGTTAGATATGCAGGTTCTCCTTGGTGGTATGATAAAGATGGGAATAAAGTTGAACCTTGGTCTGTAGGTGGTAATGATATAATACAAGAATTATATAATGCAGATGTTTATCTTAATGAAGGAAAAGTAACAAATACTATTTTTAATAAAAGAAATGGAAGAAGAATCTGGAATCTTAAATTTTCCTATATGTCAGATAAGGATTTGTTTAGCTCTAACTATGGAAGTAGTAATTATACTGAAACTACCACAGACTATAGTGATGATTTGACTACTGATGAAAATAATAATGATATTTTCTATTATAACATAGATAATGATGACTCATTCTCAGCACAAGTGTTAAACAAGATTTCACATGGGCAAAAGTTCATTTTCCAGCCAAACAATACTGCATCAAATCCCTCAGATTTTGCGATTTGTGTGCTTGATGCAGATTCATTTAGCATGAAAAGGGTAGCTTATAATGTCTATGACATAAGCATGAAGATAAAGGAGGTCTGGTAATGGCATATCAGAATGTTGGAACTCCTCGGTTTTATATAGATTATTTAAGCTATTGGAAAAGCATAGGATTCATAGAAGAAGAAAGAATAACAAATACACCTCAACCTGATTCAGACCTGACTCGTAATAGTTTTTTAGGGTTAGACCCAACTACACCTGTTAATATATATACAGATGGTACGACAAAGTTATTTAATGTTAAAATTTATTTAAAAGGCTTTATTCATCATTCAGAAATTGCAACAGAAGGTAGCAATGGATTTGTAGCATTTTTAGGACATAATTTAAATAAAACACCTACTTTGCCAGAGGGGGAAGAAGCTACTCCTTGGGGAGAACATTTAATTATTAGAGCTAATTGGGATTCGCCTGATATGGATTATAGTCAAATCGAAGAATCGTATGGGGTTGGTACGACTCCCCCAGAACAATCAAATGACGATTCTTATACAGGTTGGCATGCAGTAAATGAGAGCACAGCTCAAGGTATAAATTATGTTAATACAGAAGAATCTGAGGGGGATATATTACCTGGTTCGGGATTTCATCATCACGAGAATAGTGGGTTTTCCATATATAGAACTAATGCCTCCTCAACTAGACCTTATGCACTTTTGCAATACCTAAATTTTAACTTTTATTATTATGATGATGCAGGTTTAGGTGATGCTAATAAACTAGACTTTTTATGGGATGGAAATTTAAACTCAATATCATCAGGTAAAATATACGACATGCCACATTCTCCTGACTTAGACTTAACAATGACTATTGAAAATGATGGGTTTGATTCAATTACCACACAAGGTGGTTCTCATTTATCTAACATAAGATATAATGGTGCTCCAATGTGGAACATAGGTGGAGTAGAAGTTCCTCCTTGGACTATTGGAGAACCAACAACAGCAGGAAGAAGAAATGGTCGCAGAGTATGGTCTTTAAAATTCTCGCATCTTACTGACAAGGATTTATTTATGGCTAATTATAGTGGGGGATTCTATAGAGAAACAAATGCTAATATTGATGCAAGTGAATTTCAAACAAATTATAATGGTGAAGAGATATTTGCTCAAAACTTAAATAATGATGACTCGTTTTTTGGTAGAGTTTTAAATTACATAGGTAGTGGTTGTAGATTTATTTTCCAGCCTGATAATACCAACTTTAATAGCGACCAATATGCGATTTGCACACTAGATCAGGATTCATTAAGAATTAAACAAGTTGCTAGTAAGGTGTATGATATTACTTTGAAGATTCGTGAGGTGTGGTAATAGGTAGTAAAAATCCTTGTTCATATTCTGCCCACCTAACAACAGATTCAATATATTCAGAAAATTCAAACACACTTAATTTAGCAGTAGAATCTATATCAAATTTTAATTTTAGTGCTTTGTGCATCTCATTATTAGTATAACCAAAATGCAAAGAAAGATTATTAATAATAACTTTCCAGTAAAATCTGTTTTGTTTTGAGTTTCTTTTCTTTCCAAGTGGCTTGACACTTATTTCAATAGATTGCCCTGCAAATTCTTTATATATCTTCTCCCATGCATCTTTATCATCAAACTCTAACTGGTTGTCTTTTATTTGTCCATAAAATAATCTAGTATTCATTTAACCACTTTCTGGGTATGATCCATGTTAACCCTTTTTGCTTTGTTCTAGTTTTCTTTCTGCTAACCAATCTTCAAATCGCATCATGATATAAATATCCCCTCTATCCTCTTTAAATACCACACAATCAACTTCCTCTGTGGGTTTAAGAAACATGGGCAATTTCTTCCTGCATTTAGCTTGAACCCTAAAATCATCTTCTATTAATACATCTACTTCTTCGTGCATACCAAGAGAACGACCATTAGATCCCCAGGCCCGAACTGCTTTGGTGCCCCAGATAGTGCATATATCCACGATTTGTACCTCAAATCGGTTACCTTTTGCTTTTGATTTATTTGGCATTTATTCTCCTTTATTATATTTTGGTGCACACCATTAATTATAGTTTCTAAAATTTTCCAAGTTGATTAATAGGTAAAATTGTTGCATTAGCTTTAACAAATTCAAACTTTCCAAAGTTCGTACCTTTAGATATAAACTCACCTTTTTTAAAAAAATCATCACAGGGAATCCAACCTAAAATCCAACCTTTTTTGCAATTGTTAAGTATTCTTAAAAAAATGTAAAAATCAGATTTTTGTTTATGTACTCCATCTAAATTATGAGAGTTTACAGTACACCAGTAATGTGGCTTTGGCTTAAATTTGCATGTTATGGTTTTAACTTCTAATCGTTTACCTTTTCTTGAAATAAGGTCAAAATCATAATCATCTATATCTTTATCAAGGCTGAGAAAATCCATAATAATTTTTTCTCCAATATAACCAGCTAAGATGCGAGACCTTTCAGAACCAAATTTACTCAAACCTAATTTATTATCAATTATAATTTGTTTAAGTTTATTTTTAGCATAATTAACAACTTCTCTAGAAATTACAACTTCAATCAAGTTCATCTCTCCTTTTAAATTTAATTATTATCTATTTTTTCTTCCCATAATTCTCCTTTTTAAGTTTCTCTGTGTATCTTTTCATTGCTTTTTTTTTAGCTTTTATAATTTCTTTGTATTGGGTTTTTTGACATCTCTTACAAAACATACATCTTCTTATAAATTGCTTCTGCTACTGGAACACTTATTGCATTACCACATTGTTTATATCTTTGAGTATCAGAACAACCATCAGTCCAATCATCAGGAAATCCTTGCAATCTCTCACATTCTTTTGGTGTTAATCTTCTAATCCTGCTTTGTCCAGAAACAATACTATCGAGTTGGTGTGATG